CTTTTGCCTTCAATGCATTAATAGCTTTAGAATAATGTACAGCTAACATCTCATCCACTGAGCTAGACTTGAAGTGACTAAGAAACTTCTTAACATCTATCTCGTACTCAGCTAACAGCATCTTGATCTCTTCGGCTTGATCTTCTGACACTACAGCAGTTTGTACGGCTTGCGGCAAGTCTTCCCCTGCGTAGATGTAAGCACCTAAACCATGCATGGCGATAGCTTTTACCAAACATCTCATACGAGCGTCCGAAATGTCCCTAGAACTAGGATTGGCGAGGCTCTTGTTTCTATTATCCATGCAAGGTAGCCACATAGAATGCGTTTTACCCTCTATTGTGACCGATACGTTGACTTCACAAGTACCATTCTCAAGAAAGGAAGGAGGACAGTATGTGTAGCTTGCATCAGGGTAGTGTTCCATCAAAGTAGACCATGCCCAAGCCCAAGAAAGGTAAGACAAGTTTCCTTTTTTCTCCACGTGTTTACTGCAATCTATTGCCGATAGTGTTTTCCATGTACTCATTGTTCGCTCCTATGCTCTTGATTAGCTGACTGTGCATACAACTTACCGTAATGGTTTTCATATTCAACAGTCTCTTTCTCGTTTGGATTATGCCCATGCACAAAGTCATATTCAGCACGTTCTTTATCCGTGAAATGATCAAAGTCACTAACAGGACATGACGGATCTACATCAGGATAGAAAAAAGCCTGTCGATCTTCTAAATCATCTGGACACTGTATTGGATTGTCTCTCATATCTTACTCCTTTTGTTGTTTGTCACAGTATAATGAACGACCATTGCTTATATGTCAAACAATATTTGACTACAGATTAAAAATAATTTACAGTCGGCATTCACTACTAAGGAGTTAATATGGACATCAATAAATCAATCGATCATTTCATGTATGAGCTACGACTAAATCAAAGTCAACTTGCAATCAGTGCAGGGTTGGACATTGCAACGTTAAGTTTAATCAGAAATAACCACCGATCACCTAACATGAAGACACTTAACAAGTTAGCTAGTGCTTGCGAAGTTAAAGTCAGCGAGTTTATTGCGGCTGGTGAGTGACATGGATAAGCCAGCCTATTTTGCCATCTTGACTGCTGATGTACGGTATGACAAGACATTGAAACCATTGGCTAGATTGTTGTACGCAGAGATCACTGCATTGTGTAAGCAAGAAGGCTATTGTTGGGCAGGTAATCAATACTTTGCTGATCTTTATGATGTGGACAAGAACACAGTGAGCGGTTGGATAGGACAACTAAAGACGCGAGGATACATTAACGTACAACTTGAATACAAAGAAGGCACTAAGCAAATAATTAAGAGGTATATACGAATTAATGGGGAGGGTACCAATAAAATAATAGATACCTCACTACAAAAAGATGGATACCCTATCAACGAAATAATAGAAGTTAATAATACAATTAACAATACAATTAATAATACAGTTAATAAAGGGGGTCGTTTTACTCCCCCTAGTGTTGAACAAGTCATGGAATATTGTAATCACAGACAAAACGGTATTAACGCACAGAGTTTTATTGACTTCTACCAATCGAAAGGGTGGATGGTAGGCAAGAGTAAGATGAAAGATTGGAAGGCAAGCGTTAGAACTTGGGAAACAAACAACAAAATAAGGAATGAACAAAATGCAGATAAACGAAATTCTAAAAGCGAATATGCAAAGCTTAACTCAGACTACAACAAATCAACCAGCCTCCTTTAACAATGAGGAGAAGGATTCTATTGCTTACTTTTTTATGCGATTACAAAACGTTTACGGGGTAGCGCGTATGCAATCCCAATGGCCTGATTCGGAATCTTTACAATTAGCTAGGAGAGAGTACGGTAAAAAGATAGCAAAGTTTAGTCGAGAAGATATTAACAAGGCGTTTGACTTAACACACTTAGAAAAGGAGTCGAACAACAAGCGATTTGAGTTCCCAGACATTGATGCAATTCTTGGATTGTTAACTAACTCAGGAGTGTTTACTGGTTCAGGTGGTACACTGTCACATAGACTTTACAAACCAGAAGAACTATTAGGTGTTGGCACAAAGGAAGACAGAAGGAAGGTTGCGCTAACAGAGATTAACAAACTAAAAGAAATGTTTCAGTAAAGGAGAACCATGTGAACGCTAAAAAATTGTTTCAGTATCTAGGCAGTAATCCTAACCTTGTCTCTGGCAATATGTATGACCGAAGGGAGTTGGCTAGAGCGTTTGAAATTTCTTATACAAGTTGTTGTGACAAGCTTAGACACAAAGGCACTGCTAGGGACCATCACTTTGAAGAAAAGAAACGAACCAAACCCAAAAAAGAAGTTAAGTTTGTAGACAAGTCTACTGATAAGTTTGAACGTCAAAAATGGTATACATTACAGCAGATTGCAGACCTTACTAATTTATCTGTCGATACCATTGGCAGAAGAATAGGCAAAGGAAAGTATTTTGGACACAAACATATTAAACCAAAAGGCAAAGTAGCAGAAAAACCTGAAGTTCATCTAAGCATTTCGCAAACATGGCTCAGAAAAAACTTAATCAAAAGGAAAGCTTAATGGGTGTTCAATACACAATTAACAACGAGCATAAGAAAGAAATGTTCAAGAAGTTTGTTGATAAACTTTATGAGGAAAGACAATACATTACGTTTACCTACACCTTTGGGAAGCCACGATCACCCAAACAACAAGCCGCCCTTGAGGTTTACTTTAGAGAAGCGGCCAAAAGATTGAACGATGCAGGGGTCTACCACCAGATGAACGCTAAATTTATTAAAGGTGATATTGAAATACCTTGGACACAAGAATCATTTAAAACATTTTGGAAACAAATACAGAACACTATGTTCGACATTGAATCAACAACAGAAATACAGTCCGACAAAGTAGCCAAAGTCTATGATGCTATCAATCGGGGCTTAGTAGAACGTACAGGGGTACACATTCCCTTTCCATCAAAAGAACTTATGGAAAAATAAAGGAGAAATAATATGGAATATATATGCGGAGTTGCATGGCTTGCCATCATGGTCGTATTAGGAAGTGGATACTGGCTTCTAGTACAAGATGAACAAGCAGAATGGGATCGACAAAAAAAGAAAACAAAGAAGTAACTGAGAAGTGACCACGGTATGGGTCATAGAAGGGCTGTTAGAGGCGTTTTAAGGGCTGTTTCAGCGCGTTTAAGCAAAAAGATAAGCTACCCTACAGGGTATGGTAAAATGAAAAATAATGGAGGTTTAAATGTTGTTTTTCCCAACACAAAAACAAGACGCTGAAGCTAGGCAAGAATCATCTGGGTCAGCATTTAATAGTAAAACAATTCTTAAAAGTGGAACTGGTCAATATGTGGGTAATTTAGCTGAAATAATTTTTCAAGATTATTTAAATGAATTGATGTTAGAGCATGATTATACAGCAAAGACTTCTTATCATTATGACTTTAAGGTTGGTGATGCAACATTAGATATTAAAGCCAAGCAAAGAACTGTTAAATGTCAGCGTGATTATGATACTCATGTCGCCTTGTACCAAAAGAAAAGTTTCTGCCATTACTATGTGTTTAGTAGTGTGCTAATCCCAAAGGGAGAAACGCAAGCAAAGAGTGTCGAGTTTATGGGCTGGCATAGGAAAAAAGATTATTGGGACAAATGCGAGATAAAGCAAAAAGGGCAAAATAGTAATGGTTTAGATGAGCGTGAACATGTAGGTAAAATGAAATACCACCAACTGCTACCTATGTCTGATCTTTTTTTAGGATTAGAAACTCATTTATATAAAAAGGCTTTTATTTAAAATGGAGAGTATTTATGGCCGTAACACTGCGTTCTAAATGTTTAACAGCGATACAAAAGTTGGCAAGGATATCAGCCGCAGATGAATATGGCATGGTCCAGTGTGTTTCATGTGATAAGAGACTGCATTGGAAGGAAGCAGATGGTGGTCATTACATAGCTAAGGGTTCTAGTTCGTATTGGGCATTGGAGATTGAGAACGTCCATCCACAGTGTAAGGGATGTAATGCATTTGGGATGAGTAAGGGAAGTGCTGAAGGTCAGTACACGTTATGGATGATTGATTGGTACGGTGAGGACTTTGTTAGGCAGATGCATAAAGACAAGAGAAAGATCAAGAAGTTATACACTGCTGATTACAGAGAAATGTTGAAAGAGTTTAATGAGTTAATTAAATACCATGAGGATAGACTGTTATGAGTACATTCCTAACTGAGTTAAGAGATAGATCTGTTAACTGCGGATTAAGTGATGTTCCTGCCAAGATGGATTCTATTATGGAGGCCGTTCTGTATGGGTCTGCACTACCTGCTTATGCAGTAGAAGAGATAGACATACTGTGGTCTGAGGTTACTGCGGAAGAAGAAGCATTACTTAAACCACCTACTGAAGAACAATTAATGTTGCATCATCCTTCGTTTAATGTAGAATAGAGTAATCCCCTTTGTTGTTTTGCCCTTTCGAGGGCTTTTTTTGGTATAATTGGGGCATGGAAAAGAAGAGTCTTCTCAAAAGAATCGGTGTATCTGGGTACAACAAACCCAAGAGAACACCCAACCATCCAACAAAATCTCATGTTGTTGTTGCCAAGTCTGGTGACAAAGTAAAGACTATTCGTTACGGTCAACAAGGTGTGTCTGGTGCAGGGTCTAACCCTCAGTCAAAGAAAGATAAAGCTAGACGTAAATCATTCAAGGCTCGTCATGCTAAGAACATTGCAAAAGGTGTAATGTCTGCGGCATACTGGGCAAACAAAAGTAAATGGTAG